ACCTGTCACAGCCCTAGTAGATATAAGCTGCCACCAGAGATCTCTAGCTGATACAGTCTTAACGGCTGTATTAGTCTTAGGATCTATAAGTCTCCAATCGTCATCACGTTTAACAGCCGCCAGAAACTCATCAGTTATGTTGACACCGTTATGGAGGTTGAGACACTTACGATTAATATCTCCTCCTGTAGTCTTACGCATAGATATAAACTCTTCAATCTCTGGATGAGAGATATCCATATAAGCAGCATAGCTTCCTCTACGGGTAACACCCTGATTGAAAGCTAACATCTGACTATCTACAACGTGCATAAATGGAATTGAACCAGTAGACTTGCTGCCGTTAGCAGTATCCACCCCATTACTACGGATATCGCCCCAATATCCACCGATGCCTCCACCTCCACTTGCGAGCCATATGTTCTCATCATAGTGATTAGATAAACCATAACGGGAATCAGGTACATAATTAAGAAAGCAACTGATAGGAAGCCCACGGCTTGTACCCCCGTTGCTAAGGATAGGAGTGCTAAACATAAACCAAAGTTGGCTACTATATTCATAAAGCCGTTGTGCCAAAGCGTAGTCAGTAGTTTCATTATAAGTTGCTCCAAATATAGCGGCCCTAGCAAATGCTTCTTGGGCGTGATCCTCGTTCTGCCAGAAGTATCTATCCTTGAGAGTTGCTATCGCAAAATCTCCAAGCAGTTCTTCGCGGGAATAATCTATTTTGATTCCCTTGTAGTCTTGTACTCCAATTTTAGTTGTCATTCTTTTACCTTACATCCAGTTTTTTCTATGTACTTAATAAGTCTATCTTCGTACCACTGTGCTTTATATAAATCTTCTACGCCATTCTTATAGCGGAAACGCCACCTGTACTTCAGGCTGTTGCCACGTAAGTATCCTATAAACTCTTCTGCTGTAAGCATACTCTCAATGGCTTCAATACATTCCACACCACCTTTGTTGTAGTGGGGAGGGTTGTTTACATTATCAGTCATTCTTGCTCCTTATCTATATCAAAGTACTCTTCTTTGAACCTCTCGCTTTCTCTGTATTCTTTGTCTATCCAATCATCAGGAATACTTTCTTCGCTGTACCACTTGAAGCCGTTGGCTCCGGCCCACTCACCGTGGCTTCTCTTGGTTCCATCCTTACGGCGTTTGGCCTGAGGCATTGGAGCATTGGGATCAGCAAAAAGAAACACTAGCTCCACATTGGGAGGCAGCATCTTCTTTATCCAAATGTACTTACTGTATTCTGAGTAATCCCAGAAGCGACCTTTAGCTTCAATTAGATAAGTCTTGCGTCCTATCTTCTTACTAAAGTCTGGGTGATAGACATGATTAACTACGTAAGGAATCTTTCTGTCATGATGCTTCCAGTTCTTGAGCAACCCATGATGCAGATTGTATTCCCATATGGAGTCATAGTTGGTAGGTACATTCTTCTCTACAGGACGCTGCACTCTACGTTTTCTATAACCCTTCCTGACCTTTGCCTTTTTCAATGCACTGTACTCTCAAGTCTAAAAGCTAATTCATAGTCTGCAAGATCACAGATTCTTTCAATCACAGAGTCTGGGACTTCAGAGATGTCAGCATTCTTAGACAACAAGAAAGCACTAGTAGCAACAATCAAATGTGCTAGGTCAATACTATCCAGATTTTCTACCATTTATATTATCCACGCCAGATGCTTTGACCTGCTTGATGAACCACCTATAGGTATTCGGCATTAAACGCATCTGTCCTTCGTTCATGATATGTGTTTGCTTTGGCATGAGATCCATGAAGTTATCTTGGGTTATCTTCTCTGCCTCTTCTTTACTGACTAGAGTTTTAAGCCAGCCAAAAGCTAGGTCTTTAGCAAGCCGCCTAGCCAGTTTACTTTTTCTACCGTTCATAGTATCTCTTCTACGTTAGGTTCTTTGACTATCTTGGTGAAGTAAGTAACACCCTTGGCATATCTAAAACCTCTGAGTCCTGAACCATCGTTAGCGTCAGCATGACATACAAACTTATGGGGACAGTAAGAGCATCCCCGACTTAGTTTCATGTTTCCTTTAGCTCCCTCTGGTACATCATCATAACACTTTGCAGGAGGTTCATCAGCTTTTAAAGATTTCTTGAGAGAGCTTATACGCTTCTTTGTATCTATCTTATCAAAATCATCAGGAGCATAGAAAGCCAGTTCACCTGTCTCCTTGTTGATTGTAAGGAACCCGCCATGCTTAGTGCCTTCAGCCTGTTCGTACCCAGACAGTTGAGCTATATAACCAAAAGGATCATCGTCTGGCAGAGTACCATATTTAAATTTCTTAAAGGCGTAGGATGATGCGGTCTTAACATCTACAACCTCACCATCTATCTTACAGTCTATGTGTCCTTTGACACCGCCAACCTCTACTTCTTTCTGCTCATCTGTTACATCGTGGCCTGACAGCCTAGCTAACATAAGAACTACTTCTTCAAGGATATGTCCATAGAGAAACTTGATCATCGTGCTAGGGGCAACAGAAGAAGTATTCTCTTCCCTGTTGTCATACCAAAGCTGACGGGCAGGTTTACCTACGTTAGACATACGCAAAGTAAAGTTAGAGTCTCTGGCCGTAGGCTTGGCCCAGTGACGTAATATGTTTTTCATATCATCGCCAAACTTATCTATCTCTTCTTCAGATAGATCCAGAGGCTCTCCATCACAGAGAGGTTTCAGATTCTCGTATATATCTTCTACTATATTCTGTGGTGATTTCATTTTCTGTGCCTGACAAAACGACACTTACGTGTCTCTGAGTTGTAGTGTAAATACTGTACGCCTAGTTCTTTTTGTAATTCTGTTTTTGCTGATAGCCTTCCATCCTTGTAAGACTTAACATCTATCAGAGTTATCTTTCCTTCGGGGGAGAGAGCAACAATATCAACTGGGCCTGTGCATCCACAGTTTTTAAAGACATGATACCCGTTATCCCACAACCAAGTGATAGCATAATGCTCTGCTAGATCACCTATTCTGTTCGGCTCATGTTTAGTCTTCATTGCTAATGTTCTCTATTAGTTGGTATTCCCAAAGGCCACCTGTTCTCTTTCCTCTTATTCTGCGATTTACTATATGAGAACCGTACTCTTCTTTTCTGAAATCTCTAAGACAGGCAGAGGCACTAGCTTCAGGTACATAAGTAGCCTCAGATATTTCTCTTAAAGTAGCCCACTCATTATTTTTCATATAGTGCCACACTTTAAGTCTGCCTGTTCTAAGTCTGTGATAATCATATTCGTGCACATAAGGGTTTGTGTTTTCAAATAACTTTTGTTGCTTCATCTCAATGAGTTTCACTCCAGTTATCTCCTATTTTATATTCACCATCTAAGGGACAGTTGAGTCCAAGGTCTACACCTGCTTGTATAATAGACTCAACACCTGCCTTGCCTACTTCTTCTGCGTACTGCTCTGGTACTTCTACTTGCCATTCATCGTGGACATTACCAACAACAACAGCACCATACTCCTGTATCTTCTCATGAAATAGAATCAATCCCTGCTTCATAACGATAGCACCACCACCCTGTAACAGAGCATTAAGTGCGCTGTGCTGTGATCTAACTTTGATCTTGCGTCCATCTAATCCTTTGAGGAATCCTTTGGTTGCAGCTCTTGATACTTTAGCGATAAGAGTTCTAAATGATGGGAGATTATTAAGGAAAGTGTCTCTAAGTCGTTTGCCGTCTTTCTTGCTTCCTCCAACCACCGTCCCAATTTTTTCATCTCCCGCTCCGTATATGAGTGCATAGATGAATGTCTTTGCCTGATTTCTTGATTCAAGACCTGCAAGTCTTTGATTAGCTGTGTGTATATCTCCGTTGAGAATTTCATCTATAAAGCCTTCATCATTCATGTAGTGAGCCAGCATCCTCAACTCAAGACCACTGGCATCAATACCTACAAGCTTGTGTTTAGGAGGAACTACCCAACAGGCTCTGCATTCCTTACCGTAAGGAGCGGAACAGTTAGGAACTTGAGCCATGTTGGGGTTCCTGTGAGTCATTCTACCAGTAACAGTACCATTATGGTTAACAAATCCATGAACTCTGCCATCCTTGCCTAGCTCCTTGAACCATGAATTTATCTGAGATATCCGTTTCTGTAACATCAGATATCTACCTATGAGGGATGCTTCTGGTATATCTTTTACGTTAGATAATATCTTTTCATCAACCATCGGCTGACCAGTAGGAGTAAACTTCTTCGGCTTCCAACCAAACTCCTGTAGATATTCTCCTATCTGTTTGCGTGAGCCTAGATTAAACTCTATTCTCTTCTCACGTATGATAGATCCTTTGCGACATATTTCTTTGTAGTCATCGTCAGTAAGCCTTACGCCTTTACCCTGTAAGGTTTCACCCATCTTAGACACCTTACCTGTCTTGGTCTGACGTTTGAATATTTCTATTCTTTCTACCTTGGGTTTGAATCGCTTCTTAACTTCAGCAGTTACTAACTCCATCTCTTCGGTTAGCTCCGCCAGTAAAAGGGAGGCGGCTCTCTGATCAAACAAGAAACCATGTTCTTCCTGTTCTTTAAGGATGTTAGCTACTTTGTTCTCTATATCTATAGACTGCTTAGAGAAACCCGCAGCTTCCTTACGTAATTCAAAATAAACTTTCTTATTAAGAATAACATCACTGGTACATCTGGCCATCATCTCAGGGCTATAGGCTGTAAAATCATCGTAGCCACTCTTAGAGAAACCTACTGTCTCACCCCATTGCTTGAGACTATGACCGCCTTCACGTACCGGATTGAACAATCTTGAAATGATCAGAGTGTCTACCAACTTCTTATCTGATAGATCTACGCCGCACATTCTGTATATCCAAGGGACATCATAGTTAATAATATTGTGACCGATAAGCTTATCAGCCTGTTGTAATAGCTTAACTCCTTCATCTATTTGATCAGGGCCGAACTCATAAACAGCAGAGCTATCCAGATCTACAGCAGAAATACACCATATAACAGTAACATCTGTTACTCCATCTGTCTCAATATCAAAAACTAATGATTTCATAATGCTTCATCCGCATCTTCTAGCTCATCTTCGTAGTCAATTATCTCAGATAATCTACCTGTTTCTTTATCATACATCAGATGAGTCGCCATTCCCACATCTCCAGTATACCTAGACTTCAGTACTCTAACGTGGGTCGTATTGGCTTCGTTGGGATCGTCAGATTGTTGGTTGCGCTCCAAAGCTAGTACACAATCTGATAGCTGTGCAATAGACTGAGAGCCTCTGAGGTGACTGAGATTAACAGTAACACCATTCTCGTGACCCCTGTTGCCTTCAATCCTCTTGAGGTGAGATACAAGAATCAAACCCGCATTTGTTTCTTCAACAATAGACCGGAGCTTGTGCATTATTGTATCAATAGTTCTTCGCTCATCACCCTCGGCACTGGCCGACAGTAACATATGTAAGTGATCTACTACTACCCACTTACAATCCAAACCAACAATCATGTATCTGACCTTGGCAAAGATCTCATCAATGTCGTTAGATCCAAAGTGTGAATGAATCCAAACACGATCATCACCAAAGAGATTAGCTAACATAGTATCTAGCTGTTCCTTGGGATACTCTTTTCTAATGTGATCAATATATAATCTGGCGTTAGCCTCAATGGATACCAGACAGTCAGCAGTCTTATAGTAATCTTCCTCAAGAGCTATGATACCTACGTTGTCTTGAGTGTTCTTTATCAGCCAGTGTTCTAGTTCTCTGGTGATACTTGATTTACCTAGACCAGTGCCACCTGTCACAGTAACAAGCTCTCCGGTTCTGAGTCCATAGAGTTTTTCGTTCAGACCATGCCAAGGATAAGGAATAGATTCTTTTTCAGGGCGATCATGATACTTAGATAGAATATCTTTAGCACTCATGATACCGGAGGGAGTATAAGTCTTAGAAGCCCACCAAGCTATAGTATATGCCTTATGATTACCGCTACGCAGCATATCATTAGCATCCTTGAACTCTTCGGGTAGGCTCATGATCAAAGCTTTGCCGGGAGTAAATAACCTAGCAGCTTTTCTGGCAGCTTCTCTGCCCGGAGTATCGCTATCAAAGTTGATAACAATCTTGTCAAACTTTTCCAAGAACTCTAGAGATGCTTTGATATCTCTGACTGCACCGGCAGCACCATTCTTCAGAGAGACTACAGGCCATTTAGATCCTAGAAGTTCATAAGCTGCCATAGCATCACACTCACCCTCAGTGATAGTGATGTACTTGCCCCCTTCTTGGAACAACTGCTGACCAAACAAACCAGTGCCAGTAGAAGAACCCTGCCAAAAGAATGTCTTGTTTGTATCTCTAAGCTTGAAAGCACCTATCTCGTTGACGTTGTAGTAGGGATAGATGTGAGTATCTACCTCGCCTTTGGAGTTGAGAATAGATTTAACGCCATACTTCTTCGCGGTATCAAGAGAGATACCTCTGTCTGTCAGGGCGTTGAAGGAACCATCGGAAGTATTAACAGAGTTATTCTTGTATGTCTTAAACTCTATTGGTGTTGGTGAAATACTGTTGTCGTTGTTAGGAATAAACTTATCGCAACTGAAACAGTACATTGATCCATCTTCATTTAAAGATGCCGGATCACTCCCGCCACATTCGGGGCAGGGTAAATGTGTTTTAACGAATGCCATTTTAGCTCCTTAAAAAAACGGGGAGCCGAAACTCCCCTAATCAACAGCACACAACTAACTTTGAACATAAGCTTCATTTTCAGGAGTGTCAGGATCATCGGCAATAAATCTACCGTCTTCATCCCTAGCTCTTTCATATGTAATCTTTGTATCGTCATTACACTCAGTCCCTAGCTGTGCTTTGAACCACTCAAGCGCAGCCTTCTTGGACTCAATGTCATCTGACAGAGACTTGATATCACCTATCAGCTTCTGAGCCAATACAAAGATGTGTTGGTTTTGCAGTGACATTTTGGAGACATCATAATCTCCATGGTCAGTTTTAAATACTGTCATAGCTCATCCTCAAGGGACTCTTCTACATCAAACTCATCACCAACCCCACCACTGGAGTATGGAACCAGATCAAGAACCTGCATAGCTAGAAACTCTAGACCTTGATAGGTCTTACCAGCTCTATCCATTTCCCATTCACGATACTGAACCTTGACCTTGGAGCCGTTACCAACTTCAACATCAATCTCATTCTTCATACGATCATAGAGTTTAGGAGGCTCTCTAGTTCCCTTCGGCCCACCGTTCACCTTTCGCTTGATGATAATGGCAGGGCCTTCATCCATATCTTTAATCTTGAATCCACGACGTTTGAAATCCGCAGCAGTGGTATCGTCAACAACTAGGTTAACACTATACACTGGTTCATAAGTTGTGTTAGGGCGTTTAACACTAGCCCAGTAAGCAGTACCTTCTACTATAGCCATTTATAGCTCCTCTTTAGCTTTAGTGTAAAAATATCTGTGACCTGCCCAGAACAGAAAGGCAAGTATCACGTTCTCAATAGTGGATGGTAGCACACCTGTTCGGCTTTGTAAATCCACTAGTTCAATCACCTCTGCCAATAACAGAATAGCAAAGGCATAGAACCCTAGTATAAATAAACCTCCACCCAACATCAAAGCCTTGGCTTTCATTGAGCCTTTCATTGTTGCATCCTTCAGCGTTGTGAAGTAATCTTTGATGTCTGAAAAGGGATCAAGATTATCTGTACTCATTTTGTATCTCCAATTATTGTAAATTTTCCAATGTCAATAGTTAGCAATGGCTCTACATCCTGCCAATCGTTGCGATCATAACGGCCTCCGATAGTAATGTCAATCTCATCATCCTCTATATCATCAAGACAAATATAACCACTAGTATCTAACCATCTAACACAGAGGAATGTATGTAAACTTAAAGACCTATAAATCTCTTTAGCTTTTAAAAACTTAGATAAAGATATTATATAAGTAGGATAAGTATTATGTTTACACTTACGGTCTTTTAGTTCTAAAAAGAACTTAGGTTTATAACTTCTAGTATCTAAAGCTACAAAGTCTAACCCATATTGCATAGGTAGTTTTCTTAAATTAACTTTAAAGTATTTCTCCAAGTCTTTGGCAAAGCTTGTCTCAGCAGCTAAAGACTGTTTAGTTTCATATAGTTTTCTAGGCATAGAGTTTCTCCCAGTTACGTGGCTTACGTTTCTTACCGTCAGCCAAGGCTCTGTAGTAAGCGTCAGAACTAGCAGCTTTCCAATACATAGTCTTCAGTATCTCTCGGCCCTGCTTAATTCGTATTTTTTTCTTGTAATAACCACCATGCACAGGTTTAACATGAATAAACTTACTGCCTATACTGATTTCACAGAGCCTCCAACCCTCATAGTAATACCAAGTTGTTACTTTATTACCCATCTTTGGAGAAAGTAAAAAGTCTTTTAAGTCTAGATGTTCCTGCATTGTTGCGCTCCTTAGTGTGTACTTTGTGCCACATATCAAAATACTTTTTATTCATAACAAAGTCATCGTATTCTTTGTTGCTGAGTACTGGTACTCTCTGAAGTAACTGATGCTGAGTATAATTACTAGCCATTAAACCACTCCGGTATAGGTCTGTTAGTCCACTTAGCAAAGTGTTTCGTATGGTAATAGTCTCGGTAACACTCAATGTTACAATCCGAAACCTTGTTTTCTTCAGGCATTGCTAGAGTCGGAGGAGTGAATGCTCCTATCTCTATGTTATCTGGCGGCTCATGAAGCAGATCTTTTAGCTCTTCACACTTATGAACTTTGTCGTATCTATAAGTATACTCATCAAGACAAGCCTCAAACAAATCATCTAACCAAACATAGTTACTAATATTTTCACGACACCAAACAGCCGAAGGATGGTTGATGTGTGTAGCTTGATACAGTTTAGATCTCGGCCCATCAAGGTGAAAGCGTTTTACCATACGGCCAGAGCGTCTTGATGGTTCGTAATACTGGTCACCATCAAGCATTCTGTGAGCCGTAGATAACAACTGAGCATACTCAAGTATCATCTTGACTACGTGTTTATCACAGTGCTGCTTGGCACATTCTTTTGGGTTCTGATCTAGATAGAATATATTCATACCGGATGCCCCTCATCAGCAGTTACCCATTGCTCTGTATCTTCGTCATAAACAACATTAAGAACATCTAATATTGTGGTCATAGCTTCCTCCATATCATTAACATACATATGATCAAAGAGATCATCTAAGGCTTGACCAAGAGTCATAGGCTTTACAAACTTACTTATAATTTCATTAGATGCTGTGTGGTCTGGTGCTTTCATGGCTTGCTCCTTTCATTAATATATGCTGTAAGCATTATAGGTAAAAGACTATCTAAATCTTCTTTTCCACCAACCTGCTCCCAAGGCATGAGTTTTTCTCTATCACTCTTTGCATAGCCTGCTAACTCATCTTCAACCATCTGAATAAAACTGCCTATGAAAGATCGTGAAGGGAGTGGTGCGTTGATCTTTACAAAGTTATAGGCTACCCAATCATCTATCTCGTGATAAAACTTCTGTCTTTCCATCTTGTTGTCGCTCCTCAATATAATAAATTACTTCATCTAGATAAGTAAAAAACTTTATGTCTTCAGTACGCTCAAAGGGACACCCAATAAGGGCATCCCTGAGAGCAATTAGATCTTGCAGTGTACTTTCTTTTACCATTATGCAGCCTGTCGGAAGTAGTAATCATTAGAGATAACCTTAGAAACCTTAGTGGCTCTACGGTTCTGTAAGGTTACAACAGAGGATGATGTCTTCTTCATAGCCGGAGCATGAGTAGCCCAATCAGTCAGAGCATTATACACTGCCCAAAGATTGTTACCCTGACGGCGAGAGTAAGTTTCTGTAAACACTCGCCAGAGATACAGATAGTTTCTGTTCTTTGCAGCATTCTCATCACTCAGATCAATCCCTACCGCAGCACTGAAGATAGCTTCAATAAGCTGTTGAGATGGGACGGTCTGATACCAGATCTTCCAGAGTTCATTCTGTTGCATCATAATCTCTAGACCCTTACCAACTATCTGCGCTCCTTGATGGATATCAAGCTGACGAGTATGTCTAGATTTATATATCGTAGAACTACCTTCTGTAAATATTTGACCATTCATACAGGCTGACTGTCTGGCTCCTGCTGATAACATGAAACTAAACAGACCATCAAAGCTATTAACTCCGAGAAAACTCAAAGCAGCCATGTCACCATCAGGAGTTTCTAAAGCCTGATTAGGCAGAGTGTGTTTTACATAACACCTAGCACCGTTACGATCAGTAACAATATTTTCTACAATTCCATCAGCGTTCAAACCACTACGAGCAATGATAGCCCTTTGGTTATCAATCATCTCTCTGTGGTTAATAGCCTTGTATCTAGGGCCAACAACACCTAGACACTGATTGGTATCAGTACGAACCACAGCAAGTTTATTTACTCTTGAAGACTGTACGGGATCAACAGGTGATTCCCTAAAGTTAAAGTACAAAGGCTTCATCGCAATATCAAAATCTGCATCGCCGTAAGGAAGGTAAGAAAGATTATTACTGTACAGGTTGATTACATTTTCCATAGTTGTTGCTCCTTAGTCTAAGATTTCTACAGGTTGTTGAGTTTCTATCCAAACTTTAGCACCACATGACAATGGTTTGTCAGGTGAATACTTAAGCTCGCCATCTACAAACTTAACACGATTACAGTAAGTGTTTGATTTGTAAGTCTTTACAGTTAACACAGGCTTGTTAGCTCCTTTAGCATTGGCCCTGATGTTGTGCTGATTAACGTGAATTATTGTTTTCATCTAGTTGCTCCTGTGCTATTTCATCTGCTATTTCATTAGCTCTATTCCAATCGTTCGTGATAATAACTTCATCAGAAATACTGGAACTAACTTCATAGTAAACAAAAGGTGTACCCTGAAACTCATCCATCACTGGTTCTATATTTATTTTAAACATTAGTGGATTGCCCCATCAAATCGGGAGTACTGATCTGCTTCCGCTTCGTTTACAGCTTCAATAACGATACCACTTATATGATCTACAAACTCTCTGTCTTCTTCATCTAAATGAAAACTAGCTTGGTGTCGTAGAGCAGCTAAAGCAATTAAGCCTACTGTTGGATGTACTTCTGCTTCATCTAACGCTTTGGCTAAAGCCATTCTTGCATCTTCAATACAATCTAGTAAGTCACTAAAGTTCTTTTCTGCTTCAGTTCTGCGGTCTGTCATGGTCGGCTCCTTGTAAGGTTTTATAAAGGTCTTTCACTACGTAAAAGACCTTTTAAAACTTATTAAAATACTTTTTATTAACTTCTTTTCTAATCTTCACAACTTCAGGGGACATCGGAAGCTTAGTAACTTCACCACCTTTCTTAAAGTAATTATCCATATCTTTATGGAGTTGGTCTATATATTTATTTTTATCAAACGAATTAGTCATACATTGTCACTCCTTAGTGCCACAGATAGGCAACAGTTTTAGTTGATTTATCCCAACAACTCCGGCAGCTACCACACTTGCCATTGTTATCAGGTTTTGTACACTTCTTAACATTGACAGGAGCTTGGCTCCAATCCTGAACTATTGTAGAAGTACAATCACCTTCAATGATTTCGCCATTGATACCATCAGATGACCAACGAACTACAACATTATCTAAACTCTGCATCTCTTTGAGAACAGGTAAAAACTTCTTGAACTTATGTTGTCTAGTTGGAAACCAGTGATTAGTGTTTGGAGTACGCTTCATAACCTCCAGTATTTTTCTAGCTAAATCAATATGATAGCAATCACCGCTATCAAACCACCTGAAGTATCTAACATTATCAACTTCCTGAACCATAACATCTATCCAATCATCATGTTTCCAATCTTCTTTGTTATGATCTCGGACAGCTTTTACAGTAGGCATTCTGTAAAAACCTTTGGCTGCATAGCAAGTAGAGCAAGCTTCTACTAACTCACCATCAGTATCTAAAGATCCGGGGCAAGTAGTCCTAGCTTCAAGCGACCAACTAAGTCCCGGCATTGCCGAAGTCCTAGAGAACTTCGGCGTTGCTGAAATGTTTTTAAGTTTAATCATCGGATTTGTGTTTGACATCTAAAGTATCCCTGATTGCTTGTTCTACAGAGTCTCTGAGTCCGGCAAGGAATTGATACATATCAATATTTTCTTCATGGCTCTGTCTCAGAAACGTGGTGAGTTCAAATTTCTTTCCCGCACTATTTGTAATAACAAATTCTACCCAGTTGTGGTCGTAATTTGGGACGTTAACTTTTACATCTGTGATTCTGTGTATTGATAGTTCTTCAATCATGGTTGGCTCCTGTTACTAGTCCAGTTATAGTTTCTTCATATGTATATCTCAAACCTTCTTGAGATTCGTTGAAGTCGTTATAAATTTTATCTAACAAAGTATCTAGTCTATCTTGTATGTCACAGACAGCATTATTTAACTGTCCACCAAAAGGTATCATGTCCTGTTTATCTCTGTCGTAAATAAAATGATACTGAAATGCAAGACTGACACAGCGTTTCGCCTCGTCTCTGGTCATGGTTTGCCCCTTTTAGATTTATGAAGGTCTTTCACTACGTTAAAGACCTTCTAAATCTTTTAAATAAATTATAATAAATCCTTTAACTCTACAGGTCTTTGTTCTAACTCAATACCTAACTGCCTGATCCAATAAACTTTCTCAAGCGGAATAGTTTTAGTATTCATGAGATTTACAAGTGACCTAGAAACATCACAGTCCGGATAGATTTTATCTACGCCATAGATATTTTTAACTTTAATATAAGCTTTCATTCTTCACCTCCAAACAGGTTGTCCCACTCTTTAGAAGTGATACCAGTTTTAATAAACTCTCTTTGACTTGGCAAGAGATTTGGAAAGGCATCCTGAAGTAACATACCTTTCAGATAATAATTCTCTAACTGATCTACTGTGATCGGTAGAGACATTGTATTAACTTGTCCTGAAATAACGGAAGTTCTTTCTACTAACATATTAATTCTCCTCAGTATCTAAACTTAACTCTATATCAACATGATCAGCCCAAGTTTGAATCTCTTCATTAGACATTCTTGAAAACCTGTAGCCAAGTTTACCCATCCAATGCCAAGTGTAATCACTCTCACCAAAGTGAGCTTTATAACTATCTGAAATATGTTTTTGGTTTTCAAATCTTTGTTTTAACACCAGTTTTTCTTCGTTGCTCAGTAGCATGGTCGCTCTCCACATCGGTCGGCTTTTAGATTTATGAAGGTCTTTCACAACGTAAAAGACCTTCTAAATCTTTTAAATATTATTAAACTCTGTTCGGAGTTCTAACACATCTGAAACCAGATATAGCTCTCTTGGTTCCATGTTTCCAAACAGATCTACTGCGAGGAGTACTATCAAACAGTTTCTTAAACTGAGTCCTAGTAATTCTGTTAGTAAAAGTTCTCTGCTTAGGGTCAGTAGCCCTAGACAGTTTATAAAAGTATTTAATCATTTTAAACTCCTTCGCCGCCTGAAATAATAAACTCTAGAACCTCGGCGGCCATAAGGTTTAGAGATTCTAACAATGTTAGTTTCTTTATAAATTCCTTCGGTCTTCCGGCTGAATTTATATTTATTATAACTCTCTAGAATCCACAGAGGATGCAAGAGATAATATAAAATATTTATATATATCATATAGATACTCCTAAAAACTCAAGAGGGCCGAAGCCCTCCTGAGCGTTTTGGCTTTAGCCAAGCTTGAGCTGAGTTACCAGTTGATCAAGCGTAGACTTGATGAGATTTACATCTTCTGACATCTGAGACACCTCACCTTCAAGGAAGGTCATGCGTGTCTCCAAAGCCGACTGATTTGCCGGAGCCTTGGTGACTCGCTTGAGTTCCTGAAATTCCCGCTTGGAAATCGTAGATTTCTTCACGGGTGATTTCTTGGTGACCTTCTTGGCGACCTTGGTCGCTGCGGGCTTGGCAGTCTTCTTGACTGCTTTGACCTTGACCGGAGTCTTTGAC